CTGGTCCTATCTGCACTGGAACTTCTGTCGCGAGGTAAGAAAGGAAACGACTTGGACCCGCGATTTGCGAAGGCACGCCGTTATAGCTGGTGAAGCGATCGCGATTGCTGTTCACGCAGCCCGGGCAGCTGTTGGAAACCTGATACCAGCCCGTGGGCGTGAATGTGCCTTCGTTCACGTTCGTGCTCGTCGGCTGCACGATGATGCCGCTGCTATGCGCATTCACCGTGCCCGAGGCCAGCGTGACTACGCTGCCGCTGATGCACTGGCTCAGGGCCGGCAGCGTGGTTCCGCTCGATGTGTAGGGCGCGATGCGTACGTATTCCTGTACCCCGGAAGCAACCGTATCGAGCAGGAGTTCCTGGTCGCAATTAAGTCCCGTCGTGCTGCTCACCGTGATCGTGGTAGCGCCGCCGCTGATCAAGGCCGTGGCTGTAATGTTGCTCGCGCCTTTGAAGATATCGTCCTGGACCGCGCTAATTCCGCCATTGGCAATCTGATTATGAATGGTCGAGGTACGCGCATCCCAGGCGATGTGGACCGTGTTCAACGTGCTGGCGTTCGAAGAAGATCCTCCAGAATTGTTTTCCAGCAGCACGCTTCCACCATTTTGCACCTTCACGACATCGAGGGCTCCTTCGCCGTGAGCTCCAAGAATGACCGTGGCCGATTTATCCACGACCAGCACCGCTCCATTGAACTGGGTGACGTTGCAACCACCATTCAGGCAGCTGGCGCTCGAGGAGCTGAGGCGCTCGATGGCCAGCGGGCCAGGAAGGACATTTTGCACCATCATGCGCGCGTTCTTGTTGGTGATGGAGCCGGCAACGGTGCAGCCGATTCCGCCCACGACTTTATTGGTGGCGCATCCATCGTTTACTTCGGCCATGATCACCGAAGAGTTCTGCGCCTGATTGCCGAACATATACCAGCCGTCAGCGCAGTCTTTAGCGAAGAAGTTTTCGAGGACGCCGTGCTCCTGGATGTTGAGATTGATGAATCCCATACCATTGGCAACGGTGCTTGCATTGGGGCGCTGGCAGCTGATCTGGATCCCTTTGACACCGGCATCGAATTCGGCGTCGCCCAGCAGCCCGGCCCCGCCCCCTACGATGATCGGAGCCGTGTAGTTCAACAGCGGGATCGGCGCACCGCCGTTGACCGCTCCACTGGTGAGCGTAGCTGTGACTGAAACGCTGCTTCCGGAAGAGACAGTGCAGGCATGCATCCCACCATAAGCATTGTTACCGGCGTTAGTTCCGGCGCAGGTCGTATTCGCTCCTGCGATGCCGGCCGCTGTAGTGTTCTGAAGCGTTTCCGAGTTCGAAGGCGCGATCGGATAAGGATTGGTATGAGCGAACCCTAGCGGGCCTTTCAGAATGAGCTTGCTGTTGACATCGTCAATGGCTACGACCGTCTGCCTCTCTTGCGAGGCGCCGACGTCGAGAAGCACGTCCATGCCGACCGAGAAGCCGCGGGCCCAGGTGGAATCGGTGAAGGCCCCGACCGCGATCGCCACGTTGCATGAGGCCGGAGTCGCAGCGCAGCTCGCCCCGGTAGTGCTTGTGGTCGTGGTGGCATTGACCGTCTTCGCCCAAAAGACCTGAAAGCCGTTGGTGGTAGGAAAAGCGCCCGTGGAAACCGTATGCGCCGGGACGTTGATGGTGCCGCTGGCAGGGCAGGTGACGATGGCCTCAGTCCCCGCGATGGTCTGGCCGGGCACAACGGTCGACGTCCCCGAATAAGTTTGCAGGTTATCCACAAAGGCCGTCGTGACCAGGTAGCTTCCGGCCGCGAAGGAACCGGAGCTGCCGGTGCAGGTAAATCCACTGACGGCCGGTGCAGGCGGCGTGATCGAATCGGGAAAGCTAGCCGAGGGAGCGATTCTGGTTCCCACCCATTCTGAGGTGTTGGGCGATCCCTTGCGTCCGTTTCCGATGAGACGATTGCCGCCATTCAGAACAATGGGCACGCTGGTGCGAACCGCTGGGCCGCTGCCGTTTCCGCTCTTCAAAGTAACTTTGAAAAAGCCGTTGTCGGGCATGGGGTTGGTGGACCAGGTCTCACCAACGATATTGTCCTGAATGCGGCCACCAAAGGTGCTGCCTGAAATCAAGGAATTGATCAGCGTGCCCAGGCTGGTGGTGACGTTGCCATCGGCAAAGAAGTCCCATGGCCCAAGATTGCAATCCGTGGATGCGTTGCTGACATTGTCGACACAGAGCGCGTTCGGGGTAACGAAGTTCAGCTTGCGGCGCAGAAGGAAGGACGCGGCATTGTCCTGAATCATCGAAACACCGCGCTGCGACTGAACCGAAGGCGCGCTTCCGGGGCCGCTCTGGCCCCAGCTCGAGATAGCAAGCGCAGCGATGGTAATGATGAGTACGAATTGTTTATTCATGAGGCCTTTCATTGTGCGGTCCAAGAGACTGAGGCTCCGGTGGAAGAAGCGATCACACTGAACAGGTTGGTATTCGAGACCTGATAGCAGACGCTCTCATCGGGCGCCAGTTCAAAGCCTGTGGCAATGGTCACTCCTGCAGGTCCGACGTAAACATTGATGGTGTTGCCGGCGAGCGCCTTCACGCATGCGCCGTGCACGGCGTTTGTAGGCAGTGCGACTGGCGATGCCGTCACAGTCTGCTGGCCAGAGAGCACGGAACCAAAACCGCTAGGCTGCGTGCTAACGGTGCCATTCACTGTTTGCGAGCTAGGGAAGTTGGTGACGGCCACGCTGCCACCGATCGAGCCACCGGCCGCGGGATTGTCGGTGTAGCCGAACAGAACCACAGTGACGGATCCGGATCCGGTAACGGTGGGCGTGATCCGGCCGAAATTCGTGACGCCCGCGGCCGTCGTAGTCACGTACATGCCGGCGGCGGAACACGAGCCGATCGTTACGGAGCTGAGAATTCCGCCAGTGGAGAAGCCGGCGCCCGTCGCAGAAGAATCGAGCGAGAGCCCGCACGCGCTCACTGTGCCGGAAGGAACGAATAGGATCCGGTAATAGCTCAGGCCCTTAACATTGAAGGCATCAGTCGGCGCGGATCCCGAACTAAACGTCCAACTCAAGCCGAATTGCCAGGGAGTGCCTGGAGTTTGAGAGATCGGCGTAGCTAGCTGCGCCTGGCCGCCAGGTACGAAACAAAGAATGAGGAACAACAACAGACCGATGACGGTGAAATAGCGATTGTGTTTCATGAAGCTCCTCCAGCGTTCTGGCCAATTTCGAAGCAGTAGATTTTCAGCTGCCACTGTTGCTCGTCGGGATCTTCGATCGCCGCGATTTGGAAGACTCGCTTGCCGCCGCCATCGAGATACTGAATGGTCATGTTCTCGAGCACGCCAAACTGGTAGTTGATGACCACCACGTGAGAGACCTTCTGGGCGATGTGTTGCGCTTTGTCGAGCTCGTCGCCGGCGAGAGCCGAAACCGCTGCCCAGCATTCAAAGGCGGCCTGTGGTGACCCGGATTGTCCATCGGTCTTGCTGCGTACGCCGGGCGAGTAGAAGGTTAACCGTCGATCCATCTGCGCCGGACCGACGGACTGCCCGGCAACAGAAACGCGCGAACTGAGGCCACGTAGCGGCATTAGTTGGTCTGCAGGACCGCGAACTTCATGGTGGCAGCGCTACACGCGAGGGTCACGGTGCCATTGGTCTGCTGCCATCCCGGAAGGTATTTCATCTGCACCGCGGTGAATGCGGCCGCGGCCACCGAATAGGCGGTTAGGGAGGTGTCGGATCGGCCGAGACTGTCTGGAACGCTCGACACGGTGAAGGTGCCGGAGCTACCTCCAGTGTTCTGCACAAGGAGGACCTCGCGGCCGGTCGCAATGAACGAATTCCCGTTAACGTTGTCGCACGCGGTGAAGGTGAAGACGAGCTGGCCCGCAGTGACAGCGACATTGTTCTGAATCGTGATCACGACGGATAAGGCGGTGGGAGTGGCGAACGCGGTGGTCACGAACAGCATCATCGCGGCGAGGACGCATATGGTTTTCTTGAGAAACGACGGTTGCTTTTTCATTTGGGTGAGTCTCCTGAAAGCGGTTTAGCCGCGGGTTCCGGCCTTGATGTGAACTTTCCAGCGATAGAGCAGGCGCATCAGCGCCGGGTTTTGCGAGATAGAGCCTTGCACGTTGTGATCGCGGTTGTAGTAAGCGTCCCAAATCAGCAGGCGCATGGCCTGGCGCAGGGCCGCCGGCGACGCCTTTCCGTTGGCGCCGTAGCCGGCGATAAAGTGGATCTGCACTGCGTTCGGAACGTAGAGCACCGGCGGCCAGGTCTGCCCAGGCAGCGGGAAGATGCGGGCCGGAACGGAATCCGCGTCATAGACGAAGTCACCGGAATCGGGCGGCACTCCCATGCACGTCCAGGTGAGCATGCCGTCCGTCGTTGGGTTGCCCGTGATCGCCGACCATGCGGGCTGAGTCGGGCCCGACATCGATGTCGAGTCTTCGTCGGCCTGGCTAACGGCAGTGACCACTTGCAGCTTGCCGTTCGAATCCTCGATCTGATCGCTAAGGTTGTATTCGTGCAACGGCTGCCAGTTGAACAGTGCGGGATAGAGGGCCTGGATTTGCCCGGTGACACTGTCGGAATAAGTGATCTTCGTGACTTGTTGCAGCGGCGAGCGCAGCAGCTTGATCATCTGTGAATAGTTCCACAGCGTGGTCGAGTACCGCGGCAGCGAGTAGTAGCTGGGCGGATAGGCCATCTGCGACATCATCGAATCTACGAAATAAGGGAAAGAATCGAGCGACTGTCGATATCCCTTATTGACGATCGAGCGGCCGGTGAAGCCTTCCACTTCTTCGCGCGCCGATTGGATCAGATCCTTGATGAAATCGTCATCGTTGGACGACGACTGCTTCAGGAAGGTCTTGACGTCGGAGAGCTGCAGCGGCTCGGCGACGGGCGCGATTTCTTCGATGATAGAGGCCATGGGAAAAGCAGCTTGTTAGCTTTTGCGACCGCGCGCCAGGATTGGTTTACGTGATGCGGGTTGCGGCGGCGCGACCGCGGTTTCGGCGCCAGCCAGGGTCATGGTTTCCGGAGTCGATTTCACTTCCTCCGCCGTGCCCCCCAAGATCATGGCGCGAGCGACGTCGGGCACCATTTCAATCACCTGGCCGGTGGCGCGAACGCGGATCCTGATTGCGCGCTGGTAGCCGGTGGCGTTCGCCGCCGCATTCGCGGTTTCGAGTAATCGATTCATCGGAATATCCTTTCGAACGCTTCATCCATCTCTTCATCGCTCAAAGGGAAAGGAAGCGGGAGCTGCAGCGAATCGCTGCCGTTCTTGCAGCGTTCCGCTGCAGGACTTGGTTTAACCAGGCGACGGCCGCGGTAGAAGCGTGGATCCTCCGGAGGTCGCAAGAGGACGTCCACGCCGCGCCCACGGCGCCGCCAGGCATTTTGATAGCTCGAGTTGAACCTTCTCAAGCTAGACTCCCCCTTTTAGGTCAGAGTGGTGCCGCCGCCATCCGTGTACCAGATGCCGTTATAGGCGGTGAGCACGATACGCGTGCCCTTGGTCGCCGGGAAAGTTGCGACCTGTTTGTTGGTGTTGATTTTGTTTGCCGCGGTGGTCACTGTGTGGGCCTGGCCGCTGACATTTATGATCTCGATGGCCAAGCCATCATTTCCGCCAGCCGCAGGATCTCCTGCGAGGGGCGTTGCCAGAGTGGTCGCGTTGGCCCCGGCGCTTGTGATCAAGCTTCTGCCAGTGACGGGGGTTGCGGGTGAATTAGGAAGAGAGTTCAAACTTCCGCCACCGCCCTGAATTACGTCGGTTGTGCCGGAGATCACTTCGAATTGAGCTCGAAGATTCTCCGCCTGCGCGACGATCGTATCCTGATCAGGTGAGCTGGCAGGAATCAGCGGCTGAGGATGCGGCACGGTAACCAGTGTGCCCAGAGCGCCGAGGCCCACAGCGGCCGCGAGGCCTTTAAGCAACGCGACGGCGGTGATGCCATGGAAAACAAGAAACATGCAAACAATGTGTGTCATAGGAATCGTTTTCTCCTGTTTCTGAATTTGTGTAGCGCTTCGGCTTCAGCCCCGAAGGGCTGAAAGCCCGAAGCCCTGTTATGTGAACTTACTTTTAGGCGGCGGCCTGTTGCAGGAAGCACACCGGGTGGGTGCCGGCATCGAGCAAGTTTCCGTCGTAACGGGCGAAGCCGAGATAGGCAACTTGGCCGTAATCGGCAAACCTCTCGTTCAGCGTGATCACACCCAGTTCTTTCACGCGGCGGATGAGGTACTTCTTCATGTCGCCGAAGAGCACCGTCTTCGCGTTGACGGCGATGGTGGCCATATCGTTGTTGATCCAGTACGGATAATTGTTCAGGCGATCGGGCTCGCCTGCCACCATGGTTTGCTTCCACAGCGGATGGCCGTACTTATCGAGCAGCCGCTTCACGGAGCGCAGCGTCTGATCGTGGAACATGTAGGAAGCGCCCTTGCGGTAGGCGGGATCAACCGTGTGTTCGAGATCGGTGAGATCCTGCGAGCCGATCGTGGTTCCACCCGTTTCAGCTCCCCCGGTGTTCGGCGCGCTGCCGGCCGCGAGCAATCCGGTGCCGTAAACGACGCCGGCGCTGGCAAGTTGCGCCGCGACGCAATTAGCCACAACCGCGGTGACCAGCCCGGTGGGTTCAACTGGATTAGCGGCGGCGCCGTTGCCCAGGGTGAACTTGGTGTTCAGGATGCGGCCTAGGCGGATGGCGAACTTGTTGCGCAGGTAAGGCGCGATCGCGAAGGCTGAATCCTGCAGCAGTTCAAGTGAGGCCTTCACCATCTTGGTGGAGAATTTCTCGGCGCCGAACAGGATCTGTCCGATCGTGACGTCCACGTCGCTCACCTGCTTGCCTTCGCCGACGATCTCACCGGTGTTGCTGGTGTCGTTGTCGGTAGGGTAGGGCAAGGGTTGGCCGGTGGCGGTGTCCATGATTTCGCTGGACATCAGCATCGAGCCATACCACTTCATTGCTTCTTCGACCTCGTATACGAAGCCGCGTGGCACGAAATAGCCGCCCAGAGAATTGGGAGCGATGCCCATGTCGCGACGTTCGGCTTCGGTGAGCGCGAACTTGGTTTCGCCCACACCGAGCAGCCGGAACTCCTCGATCTGGCCGAGCATGATGGCCCGGTCCTCGGCGGAGCACAGACCTACATCGCCGCGGCGCTGCGCAATGGTGTAGTTGCGAAACGCATTCCAGTACCGCTCTTCCAATTGCTCGATGGTCTCCCGCACCTGGTCGGAAACCTTCTCGATTGCGTGATTGCGGACCACCAGTTCGCCGCGGGCATCCCGAGTGGCTGAAACCCCATGACGCTTGAGCGAACGATTGTAGGCTGCGACCGCGGCGCATTTATCGCCACTGGCAGCCGTGACTGGCGCTTCGCGACGTCCGCTGGGATCGACCAGGGTGAGGCGCGATTCGCGGTTCAAGTCGGCCTGCAGAGCATCACGCTGCCCGACCAGGACGTCAATCTCGTCGAGAATCTTATCGATTTTGGTTTTCGCTTCGCGTACCTCTGCTTCATTCTTGGAATCGCGGAGGGTAACACGCAGCGGCTGCAGGTCGCCTTCATTTCGTTTGGCAATCTGTTCGTTCAGTTCGCGGATCTTTTGCAAAGACATCGTCGTATTCCTTCGGGTTTGAATTCGCGCCAGCCTCGAGGCCTCCGGCTCCGGGGCGCGCGTTGGCCCTCACCCGCGCTCTAGCTATCACGCCAAGCCGCATCCGGCGCGCGGGGAAAGGGCAAAAATTGTTATGTTTTTCTAGCTGGCCGTTGTAGGCATGGGAGGAAGTCCGAGCCGCCGTGAGCGGGCGTCTACATCCGCCTGCAAGCGTGCGCGATCGAAGTCGATCACTTTGGAGCCCGGCGTGGCTGAGCGTTTATATTCACAATCGGCACAGGCCGCGCAATCACAATTGCAGACCCCGTTCTCATCGCCATCATCTTGGGCTCGCGCTGTGAGCTTGCTGCGGATCTCCGCCGGCAGGCCTTCGGCCCAGGGCGCGGATCGGAGTTCACGCGCGAGACTTACCGGAGCGGTTCGAGCGCCCACAGTGGTGCCTTCATAAGCGGGGAACAGCACTGGACCGAGTTCGTAAAGGTCGACGTCCTCAATTTCCCGGACGCAGGTGGTCAAGTCGTCTTCCTCCGTCTCGGTGAAGTTCTGTTTCCGCACACTGAAGGCGAAGCTGCAGCCGGTCACGTCGCCGCGATCGACAAAACAACTAACGTCTTGAGCGATGTGCGTTCGGGCGTCGAGATCCGCGTCATAGCTAAGCCCCTTCTTGTCCTGGGCCAGAGAGAGCGTGCCGTTGGTCGTTCGGGCGAGGACGTTGTCAGGATTGTGATTGAAGCAACAGCGGACGTCCTGTTTCTCTTCCAATGCGCGGCTAAATGCGCCCTGCTTTACGCGCTCGATCACGCGCAGATACTTTGACTCGTATAGCACGTAATCCTGGCCGAATACGGCGGCGTAGCCTTCGAGCGCGGGCGTGGCCTTGTCGCCTTCACCCCTTTTAGTGGCGCGGACTTCCGCACCTTTCACAAAACGGCGTTCGATCATGATGGGATCACCTCAGTTTCTTCCTTTGCCCTGCGAGTTGCGGCGTTGCGGTATATCTCGACGGCGAGAGAGCGGACCGCGCGCTGCAGCTCACGGTCACAAATCTCTGCGCCGCGGCCGTTCGCCGATCGCCAGGCCTCGTTTTTATAGCGGTGGTGCATGGTTCGAAGGTACTCGGCGAGGAAGCTCGAGCTTTCGAGTCCGTCAGGATCCGGTTCGGCATTAAACTGTGCTGCCGCAAGTTGCTCAAACTCCTCGCCGATGCTCGTTAGAAGTGGCAGAAAAGTGCGCTGAAAGACCGCGAGATCAACGTCGGAACGTGCCGCAATGCGGCCGAATGCGTCCCGGAAGAGGCGCGAATACACTCGAGACATACGCACGACCAGCATCTCATTGCGCTTGCCGGGCGCTGCTTTGCCTTTGTCATCTTTCGCGGCTGGCTTGTCTTCCTGGTCGTCGTCTGGCTGGTCTGTCGGTTCGTTCGAAGGCAGTGCCGGCGTTTCGTAGAGCTGGTCGGTGGGCGCCATATTGATCTGCATCCAGGTGCAGTCGGAAGGCTTGCCCGGCCGCGGATTCATACGCAACAATTCCAGAGCGTCATTGGGCTCAAATACTCCCCACTGAATCATCGCCTGGATGAACTGTCGCAGATCGTTGGCGGAGGGCATGGTCAGCGGCCGCGTATCGAAGAACACCCCAAACTTCTTGCCGGCATTGCGCCCAAGCGAGGGCGGGGGGAAGAGTTTGCGGCCGATTTCCTGTTCCCACGCCTTGAGATCCGGTCCCAGCGAGAAGGTGACAAACTCCTGGCCGATCTGTTCAGTGTTGGCGCGGCTGGTTTTTTCGACGACTCCTATCATGTGCGGCGGAGTGGTGAAAATGCGGCAGATCTCAATGACCTGGTGCTCCCGGGTCTGAATCGCTTGTGCCTTGTCAGGGTCGGTGGACGTCTGCTTATAATCCTCGCCGCCCTCGAGCACCATGGGACGGTGCATGTTCTCACCGCCCCACGCTTCGTGCACTTCACGCTTGAAGGTGTCGTAGTCTTCCGGCGAAAGGTTCCCCGGCAGTTTGAAAATGCCCATGCCGACGGCGCCGTTGCCGAAAAACTTGCTGCCGAACTTCTCCGTCGCCAGCGCCAGGCCGATGGCATTTCGCGCCATCTGAATCACAGACTGGCCGATGCGGCCGTCGAGGGAGAGCCCGGGGATATGGAGAATATCTTCCGGCACGATATACCGTTCGCCATGCGGTCCCTGTGGATCGGGCGATGGATTCTCCGGATCCATGCTTTCCGTCTCCATTCCCTCGGTGGTGACGTAGACCAGCTTTCCGGCATCGATAGAAGTAGTGATTCCATCGGAAGTCACGACGCGAGTGCGCTGCAGAACGCGGTGAGGACGGATGCGTGCCGGATTTCGCGGCCACATGGCGATCAGACGCCCGGCGCCGTCCCGTTGCAATTCGATGTAGCCGTTGCCCCAAAGCATGCGGTGCGCCTGCACCGTCTTACGCAGGGTAAAGCTGCTCATCTCCGGGTTCGGCTCGTGCGCGAGAACTTCCCAGTAAGAGTGCTCGTGGGCGACTCGTCGCTGCAGCCGTCCATCATCGTTGATGATGTGTTCGAAAATCTTTGGATCCAGATATCCGATCGCGCCGGCTTTGATTTCTATGCATGCCCAAATCGTACTGACCTGGAGCGCCGTCATCTCCGAGACGCGGATCCCGGAATCGGTGCGGCCGCCGTTGAAAATATCCAGCAACCATTCCGCGGGGTAAGACAGCGGTGTCTGCGGATTTTCCAGCGATGTGCGGGTTTCGGAAATCAGGCCCATTGTCGGTTATCGACGTGGAGCATGTGAGGAACGAAGACTACGAACAAAACTGGTGGCCAGCTCGAGCGCGGGAAAGACTAGACAGAACGCGCCGAGCGCGATCGGCGCCAGGTAAAGCCGGATCCACCCGAGGCCCGCGGCGACCAGGACCGCACCGGAGATATACAGAGCGTCGGAGCGGCGAGCTGAACGCTTCAGCTGAAGCTTCAACTCATCGGCTTGCTGCTGTCGATTGATTGCGACCGGCTGCGTGCTCACTGGCTTACCTCTGGACTCATACCTCTGGACTCATATATTTCGAAGTCATATACGTGTCAGCCGCGGCCGCGTCGTCGAGACCGGATTCGCTGCCGCTGCAGCTTTGGCGAGGGCAAAGGCGACCACTCCATCGATCTTCTTCGGAGAATTGGCGTTGCCGGGCTTCTTCATGTTGATGTTGCCCTTGGCGTCGGAAATGGTGACCAGGTTATCGGCGCAGAAGGCCAGCACGGGATTATTGCCGTGCTCGAAGCTTGCCTCTCTGACTGCGGCAAGCACCATCGTCGTCGGATCGTGCATGGAGATGCCCATGGGATGATCCACGAGCTTGAGCCCATCGGCGAGGAGCTGATTCACCAGATCGAGCGCACGATAGCGATCGTAGCGAATTTCCTTCACGTCGAACTGGCGCGCGCAACGCTTGATGTCTTCGCGGATGAACTGATAGTCGGTGGTTTGCCCGTGGGTGACTGTGAGAAAACCCGCCTTCTCCCACAATTCATAGGGAACGCGATCGCGCTGAGTGCGGATGCCGACTGACTCGCGCGGCGTATAGAACCAGGGCAGCACGCAGGCTTTCTTGAGCTTCGCCTGGGCGGGAAAGAACAAGAGCCAGGCGGTGAGATCATCGGTGCATCCGAGGTCGAATCCGCCGAAGCAAGTGAGGCGTTGAAGTTCTTCGAGCTTCCGCGTGCGCCAGGCCACGGGATCCGTCGATCCTTCGCCGGCACAGGCGCGCCAGGCTTGCGCGCCGATCGCGCGGTTCTCACCCTGAGTCCAGAAGCAGAAATTCAGGCGCATCACGATGCCTTGCTTCGAAGGCATCGCCACCGCCTCGGTCACCAGTTCGCGCAGATATTCGCTCCGGATGGAGATCCCGAGGTTCGGGTTGGCTTTGATCCAGACGTCTTCATCGAGCCAGGAGTCGCAATTCGCACAGCCGTCTTTGGGCTGTACATAGCCTTCGGCCTGGCATGGCTCGCAGGCATCGAGATGGCATATGTAGGAGAAATGAGCGTCGCTCTCGACCAGGCCTTCGAGAATCTTGCGCGAGAACTCATGCTGATTCCAGCAGACGCTCTCTGGATCGAAGCCGGAGTTGGTGATCATGAAGATCAGCGCCTGGCGGCGACCCTTGGTTCCAGCCCGCATCTTGTCAACGACCAGGGGCGATGGGTGCTCGTGGATTTCATCGAGTAACGCCATGTGGACGCGTTTGCCATCGAGGCCCTTCTTCTCGGAGGAGATCGGCCTGAAGAAAGATGCGGTCGACCGCACGGAGAGATTATTGACGTGTGCGGCAATTTTCTGGCGCAGCAGCGGGGAAAAGCTGCGCATATTCTCCGCATCGCGAAACAGTATCTTCGCCTGGTCCTTCATCACCGCGGCGGCGTAGATCTCGGCTTCATCTTCCCTGTCGGCGAGCAAGCCATACAGGCCGATGCCGGCAGCTAGCGGCGACTTGCCGTTGCCCTTCCCGATCTCGAGGTAAGCGGTGCGGTATCGGCGGAATCCATCCGGACCTTTCCAGCCGAATAGAGAGGCGAGAATGAATTGCTGCCAATTCTCGGGAACGAACGCGGAGCGCTCATCCCCGTGCGCGACATAGAGGAAAGTCGAAAAGAACTCGATCACATATGCGGCCGCGTCATCGTCGTAACGAAGGCCTCGCGCCTCACCTTCGGAGAGATCGCGGACATGGCGCTCAACCGAAAGGAACGCCAGACGTCCCGCCGCAAGATTGCCGGTGAGCACATCGAGGCAATAGCGTGCTACGCGCGGCGTCTTACTGTGCGCGCGTGCTAGCAGGCTTTCGGTCGAGGAAGTCTTGAAGTTGGTCTTGTGCTTTAACATCAGGTTCGAGATCGCGGCCTTCGCTGGCTGCGACTTTGGAGCGTGACGCCGGCGTGAGTCCGAATTCCTGAAGGAAGGACCGGATCAGCCGGCTGGTCGATTCGAAGATCGAGACTGCCGGGTTTTTCTTCAGTACCGAGACGCCGACCTCGTCGACCTTGGCGAGAACGATTCCGTACTTCTCGATCGCCGCCTCGGCCTTCAGGTTCAGGGCATGCAATTTGCAATAAGCCTCGAGTGCGGCGCCATCCGCCGTGGTGAGTACTCCCATCTTTTCGAGAATCGGACTGATGCGATCCCATTCCGCATGCGCTTCCTTGGCCAAGCTTGCTGGCTTCTGAGGTGCGCCTGGCCGAGGGCGCGGCTCGCGTCGATTGGTATTGCGCTTTCCCGGATTGCCCTGCAGCTTCTTCAGCCGGGTAGGCTTGCGATTGTGGCCGCCGGATCCTTTCCCACCCATAAATCAAGAAATCTTTTGCTGCGGCATCACGCGCGTGAGTGCACACCGGTCGCTGCGGCCTTCGGCTGGCTAAACGAGACCCCCCTACCCGCCATGGGCCGTCTTCCATGTGTGGCAGGCTGCGCATCCGCCCTGTAAGTTATTGGTGTCGAAGAAGAAGCGCTGGTCGCCGTCATGCTGCTCGATGTAGATCGTGGCTCTGATGATGTGATCTGCGACGGTGCTGGGAGCGCTTCCGCCGCACAGCTCAGCGATCCTGCACATGGGATCCCGAGACAAGACGAAAGGCTGAGTGCGCCTCCGCCATTGTGCCGAGTCATAGAGTCTGCGAACGCCGCCCGCACGACGATCACGCTCGCGATCGCGAGCAGCAGTAGCAGCATGCGCGGGTTTGGCAATCGGGGCGCGGAAGGGCATGTCATATGCGCTTTAGGAATTCTGTCACCAGCCAGCCAATGATTGAGAACTGCGCAATGATTGCGCCTGTAAGAATGCGACGCCAGATGCGTTCCCACCCTAGCGTGCGCTGTGTAGCCGTCAGCTGCACATAGAGGTTAGTGTTGATTCCCACCTGCCTCACCAGGTTGTCATGAGCTTTGCTGAGCGACTTCTGCAATCCCTGCAGGGATCCCCGCTCGAACTCTCTCGCGGCTCGCATCCCGTGCTGTTGAACGTAGAACTGAAACTCGGGAGGAGTCTGGATATTAGGATCTGGCATGGCGTTCGTCGGCACTTGGGAAGGGAAGATAGTAATCGAAAATAATGAGGGCAAGCATCAGGACAAACTCTGCTGAGGCGTCGGCAGGGGCGCGTTCGCGCATTTCTTGGATATCGAGCATGGCAACCAGACGATCCGCAATGGCGCGAATGTTAAAAAGCAAATCATCACGCTGAAGCTCTCTGCAGCTCTTGCTGCGGACTCGGAGCGACGAATTGCTGCTTCCACGATTTGAGTGTCATGTACGAGCGCGTTCGTAGAGAACGGGCGGCCATCGCGTGGAGTTCCTGCCAGGCAGGATCGGAGGGCTCCCGGTAACGAGTACCGGAGATTTCGCCAGAACCAAAGCTGATTTTAGGAAGGTCGCTCATTTCGGAGCGCGAGCGGAGAAGGCGGAAAGGAGAATCGGGCGGGAATGCGCGGATCAACTTGTTCGAAATCTTTTCGGCGACCATTTCGACGACGAGCAGATCCGCGTCATCTTTTGAGATGAAGGTTTTGGGCTTCGTGCAGCTGGACTGATCGTGGGCTAGGAAACCGACGCGCATTTGAGTTATGTAAGAGACACGTATGGCAGGGCAACGGGGATCACCGCATGGCGCGGGAGTGCCAATTCAGGAGGACTCAACTCTATGCCCGCGGCGGCAACGGGCGCGAGTTACCGAAGTGTAGGGGCCTGTTGGGTTTTTGAGGGAGTTTTGCACAGACTGAGCTGCGGAATGTCCGAAAAAGGCCGCTTTTGCGAGTCCCTAATAGGTGAGCGGATTCGCGCGATCGCGCAGCTCGTGCATGCCGCGGCGGAGCCGTGCGATGGTGATCAATTCCGGCATCGGCGCGGTGGCCTGGCACATAAAGCACATCGGACAGCAAACGCAATTGTGCTCGTGGCACTGAGTCACGATCCATTCGGCCTTGCTCAGCTTATCGACTTTGCAGCCGCGCCCATCGTACCCTGTCCACGGCCAGGGCTCGAAGACAAAGCTGCAGAACGCACAGGCGATCAGCTTCATCTCTCCACCGTGTGCGGCATATAGTTCGGGTTGCCCTCGTTGAGCCGATCTGCGAGTTGCGTAATACGATTCACGCCGAAATTCGCCGCGCTTGAGCCGAGAATAATCATGAGCCAGTCGTAATCCTCCCGCGACATCCACAGATGCACTTCGCCACTTTTCTCTTCGCGGTAGCTCACGCTTCCTCCCTCCAAATTTTTTCCCGCTCCTCGCCCACCTGGCGCTCTACTCCGATCCACCGGTTATCAGACTCCTGACGGCCTTTCGCGAAGCCGTCTTTATGGCCTTCGTCGTAGACGTGGCAGCTCCACTTCCGGGCGACAATTAAGAGCGTAATCACGCTGGCCAGGTTGAGGGCGGTAGCAATGAGGCAGAGAGCTCTCATGCGTCCGCCTTCGACGGGCAGTGACAAAATCTCTCCTCGCCTAGATAGAACCCGCACTCTTCGCGTCCTTCATGTTCATGGTCGCAGTCCGGGCAGGCGCGACTCTTCCAACGTTTCTGCGGCGCCGGCGACGTTGTGCTGGTTCCCGCCCGAAGTTCCAAGGCGGACGACGGTTCGGTGCTGTCAGAAAGTTTGCCGATCTTCCGTGCTTCCTCCGCCAGTTCGCGACACCATTGGGAAAAATCACTGGCATCGAGAACGCGCGCTCCGTTCGCCAGTTCTGCAACATAGACATGATCGGCCAAGTAGCACAGCAGCAACCGGGCATAGAGCAAGGCTTGGAGGGGATCGCCGGGACCGTGAGGAAAAT